CCAGTACGTGCTACAGCCTCTTGGCGATGCCGCGCGGGCAGACCAACTCGGTGCAGAACCAGCTGCCGCCGTCAGAGCCAAGCGTCTGTCGGTGCTCCACTTGAAGGCGTTCTTTTATGCGCTCTTTGTGGCTGGCAACCTGCCAAACGCTCTTGCTCAGAGCGGAGAGGTCGAAGTCGAGAACAAATACGCTGCTCTGGCGGTATGGGTTCTCGGATGGTTGATGAGACTCCTGGCATTCGTGTTAGGCATGATGGTGCGCCTTTGCAAGTGCATCAACCTCGATTGGTACCGAGGCATGCCTAAGGAGGCTCAGGCAGCCGTGGATTTGGCGCTAGTGTGCGCCTTGGTGGCAGCAATCTACCTCTACACGAGGCCTGAGACGCTGGTGCTGAAGGCGCCTCAAGCAAAGAAGATGGATCGGTTTTTAGGACAGATCCTGGGTGAGAAGGGAATGATGTATCAGGTCCGCGTCAACGGAACTGAGTACACCCTCACTGCAGGTGATGAAAAGACCGGATGCCACCAGGATGAGATGGCCATGCCCGGCTCGGAGTATTTTCCGTGCCGCTCGCAACCCATCGGAGCGATCTTAGTATCGACGAACGACACCGACATTCAGTTGTTTGGCACGTTTTGGAGAATGGACGAGTACCTGATCACAGCCCGTCACTGCAGCAACACGCTTGCTCAGTCCACGGCTCGGGTTTATCTCGCTTCCATCAAGCCGACTGCTAAAGGCAACTGGGAGATCAACAAGGGAAGTCTGTTTCGAGCTCCGGAGGATTTCTTCGACCCCGAACAAAACGTCATTGCCTCTTTTGAGATTGACGCATTCGCGCGAGAAGTCGAGCAGAAGGTTTGGGCAACGATTGGGCTCACGAAGGCCTCTACGAAGATTCGTTCAGCTTACGGTCAACAAGTGCACAGTGTGGGCTTCACAGGAGATGGACTCCTAGTGTCAGCCTCAGGAAAGACCCTGCCGGATTCCGGACACGAGCATCTGCACCACACCGCGAGCACTCAGAAAGGGTTTTCTGGGTCCATCATCCTATGTGGCAACAGCGTGGTTGGCATGCATGTAAGTGCAGCTGGAGAGCATAACGTTGCCATCCGTGTTGAGTTGATTCAGTATCTGATTGACGTCGGTACTGGCTTGGAGAGTGTTTCCAAGAGCAAGAAGAAGTACACTTACGCTGATGCATCCTACAAGGAGCATTATCGCCAGAACAAATGGCGAGGCGGAGTGGCTAGCTTGAAGCTCATGCGAGACGGAAAGTACGCAATCGTCCTGGACAACGGCCAGGCGACTTACGGCTGGGACCGACAAGGCCTAGTCGAGTGCTTTGGAGCGACCGGTGACTCGCGGAGAGACGAAGATCTCTTCGACGACATGATCATGGACGCCCGAGGATTGCGCACTGCTCCCCGAGAGAAGTTTATCTCTTATGACGATGAACGCTACCACCGCAACACGTATGAAAACGCAAGTGTGACCGGCTCCGTTCGTAGAGCGCCTAAGAGGCCTGCGAAGAAAGTGGTGGAAAAGGAGACAGAGAAGGCATACTCGGCACAAACCGGGCTCAAGCCAATCCACGGCCCCACGGCACCAAAAGTGCAACCTGAAGCTGTACAGGTGATTGAGGAACACAAGAAGGAGATTGTGGACCTCGGATATGAAGAAGGACAGTTCGCTTACCCGGACATGTCCCCAGCAACCGAACGGAAGTCTCTCGAAGCGCATTTGAGGCTGTTTGATAAACGTGTGAGAAGCGTTACCAAGCAACCTGCAAAGGCGGAGATGAAGCGTTGCTCGACTCTGGTCGCCCAGATGTTGGAGCCCGCCTCGTTTACGCCGGACGAGAACTACCGAACGGAAGCTGGAGTCCTGGATGTGATCCATTCGTCGATCATCGACCCAAAGAAGGCTAGTGGTTACCCCTATTGCGAACAGGGGCAGCCGACAAACAAGCAAGTTTTGGCGTCCTACGGCGAGAAAGGATTTGCCCAGCACGTCTTGAACGAGTGGGATAACTTGAAGGTGCAGGCCAAAGTCTTTTTGAAAGGCGAGCCCACCAAGAAGTCGAAACTCAGTAAGGGCATGCCGCGCGTCATCACAGGATTTCCACTTCACGTCACTGTCAAGCACGCAGCCATTTTCAAGCCTCTCATGTTGACGCTAACGAAGCAGTGGAAGAAGATCCCCGTCAAGTTCTCATTCTCGCACGCAAAACCCTCGCACATCGAGCATCTCGCCGATTGTCTGCCGGGCAAGTTGTGGGAGAGCGACAAGAGTACTTGGGACTACATGATGTCCATGTGGATCGCCAACTGCTGCCGCGACTCGACGAAACTCCTTGTTTTGAAGCCCGCCGCCTGGACGGAAGAGCAGTACAAACTGTACCTGTCCGACGTCGACAAGGCCTTCGAGCAAGTTTTCGAACAAACGGAATATCGCACATCCGACGGCACGCTCTACAAACCCGCCTCGAACGGGATCATGAAGAGTGGCTGGTTCATGACCATTGCCCAGAACTCCATCGCCCAACTAGTGGTGCACGTGATGACGTGCATCCGCTTAGGAATGAGCGACGAAGAAATTCTGGCTCTCTCTGTTGTAGCAGGCGGAGATGATGTCAACCAAGAGCCAGTCCCCGCAGGAGTCGAGAAGTACGTCGCCGCGGCTAAGGAGCTCGGAGTTGAGATGGAGATTCATCAGCGTGAGTCTCTGTACCACTCTGAGTACTTCTCAAACGATCTTCGGATGGGACCTGAAGGACCACAGTTCTACCCGAAGCGATGGACGAAGCACATTGAACACCTCAAGGTGATCAAGCGAGACTGCCTCGGAGGCGCGTTGGTGTCCCACATGGGCAACTACCGCCACGATGCGCAGAAGTTCAATCTTTTGAGCAAGATGTACTTAGCGTTGAACGAGAAGTATCCCGCCGATTTTCCGAAGCACCAGCTCGTCTCTCGTAACCTATTGCTAGCCAAGCAATACGGATACGAGCACGTCGAGTGGTCGTGCTAACCGGATTTCGGGACCTGGTTAAGTCGTTAAAATGACCCCCTGCTCTACAGTGGGGACGGTTCGGAGGTTGGTGGCGTAAATAAAACTGAAAACACGAAAATGAATACACCACAACCGACGGCAACAAAGTACCAGGGACTAGAAGGCGAGGACCCAACCGCGCCTTTCTGGGCCTCTGGTAACTATGTAGGACCGTACTGGAGTGATGGTAAGGTACAAACGAGCGTTGAATGGGGTGACAAAGAACCCGTCAACGCGCTTGACGCGCTTGCGAGGCAACATGATGCCGCGTACGCACATTTCAAAGACTCAGC